ACAGGCTCACACACCTTGAATGTTATGCTGAATGTAAGGACATTCTCGTTATACAGATTGTTCCCGTCCTGCTTTAGCATGAACCTTGCATTTTCGTTGTCCATGCCAATAGCATATATACCTCTCCTGCCTATCCCCGTAAACGGAGAATATATAGTCAGTTCAGTACCGCTCCCTGCACTTGTATCGTTGCCTGTCAGGAACTTGTAGAACGCAAAGACAGCGTTCATAGCCTGTGTGACATTTGGCGTACCGCTTGACAATTCCTGCCCGACATATCCAAACTCAACCTTAATATCGTATGGCTTGATATAAAGTTTTTTGGGGAAATACGTGTCAAGCCCGTTCTCATCCTTCCAGTCGTTTGCAGGCAATTCCTTCGTATCGCCAAAGACCTTGAACGGGAAATTCAAGCAGGCCATCGAGAAATTATCATACGAATTGTATATAGTGTTCCCGTTGGCTTTCTTAATCAATATAGTGTGTATATCATCCATGTTACTTTATTTTTACGCCTACCGAATCGTCATTTATTCCACCGCCAAGAATATCTTTCATTGAAAGTCCACCGTTAGATTTTGAATCGTCGCCGTACCTTTCGCTCCATTCCCTGTTCGTCCTCTCCAATGCGGCTGAATCAACAGGCTCTGAATTAAACTCTCCCTTTGTCTTTTTCTTCCTTTCGTTAAAATCAATGTTCGACACATCGGCCACCATTAGCTCTATCTGTGCGTTCGTCATTACGCTGTCGATATAGTAGCCCATAGGAGTTACCGGGATTCCGAGAAAAGTCATTGGACGTGCCAGATACGGCCTTTTTTCCATTATTTCCCATCGTTGCCCCCAAATTGTCCTGTTTGGATACGCTGTACTTCCTCCCTTGTCATTATTTCTTTGGTTATTTTCAAGCCTGTCAGCAATGTCATAACTTCGTAATATTGAGTAACAGGAGTTTTTTTTTGAGCGAGTTCTATCAATGGTTTCAGTTCGTGATCACCATATCCTTTCACGTAATAGAACCACCTCCAAAGCAGCCAATAGAAAAGTTTAATCTTAAACCACCCTCGTAGTATAATTGCAGCAGCACACTTGCACGAAACCTTGCTCTCGTCACCTTCCTTGTCAAGCATAACGGACGTGATTTTCTTCAATGTCTCTCCGGTAGTCCACCTTAATCCGATTTTCTTTCCTCTAAGTTCGCAATAATCGACATTGTTAAGCATTATGCTCAACAATTCCCTCTGTTCTTCATCGTTTGGTTGAATTATTTTCTTCTTTGCCATTTTATTTATTTAAAAAAGGGGAGCGTTCACTGCTCCCCAATTATAAAGGATTATTCTCAGACAACAGGTGTTGCACTGTTCGGGAAATACAAGTCATTGCCGGTAGCATCCTTCAACGGAGTTACGACGACATTGTAATATCCTGTTGAATCATCACCGCCCTCACCGTTAAATGAAGCGTACATTTCTACCTTCGGTAGATAGATAAGCGTTGACTTGTCCTTAGAAGTAAGCAGCAATGCGCCTGACACCTTCTTCGGAGAAGATGAATAGCCTTGCATTACATAGGTCATTCCATCAAACTCACCTGAAACGGTAGAGCCGTTCTTTTCAAGGAACAGTTCGTTTACAAGCTGATTGACAGAAGATACCTGGAATGAAATATCGCTGTCACCCTTAGTTACGTCAGAAACCCAGATAGTACCGTCAGTCAGATTGACTTCCGACTTTTCGGCCTCACCAGTATCAAATGTTACGCCACCTTCCAATACAGGTAATTCAATACCGCCTGTCTGGGTAGCGAAAGTCTTTGTACTGTCACTAAAGTAGAAAACTCTATCCACTCTCTTGAAGATGGTTTGCAGAGTTTCTTTGTTTGTGGTTATTGTAATTGCCATAATCGTGTCTTAATTATAGTTTGATAATCAGTTTAAATTGTATGATAACCGCGTGATAGCCCATACCGTCAGAAACGGAGGGAAGGATAATCGGATTCTCGTTGCATGAGGCCAACTCATTGTCAAACGGGAGCAACGATGTCACACCGTCAATAAGGGTTTCAATCCTGTCAACGGCCTCCACGCCACCGTCCCTGTCCTTCGAGAAACAGTTTATCTGCACCGTGGCTATGTTGTGCGTCTGAGCATACGGATTGATGTTGCCGACCCTTACGACAAGAAAGTCCGTATATGAAGGTTTTGACTGCGGTCTTGTGGAAACGAACACGTTTTCACACACCGACTTGGCCTTATCCACCAACATCTGCAATACTTCCTGTCTGTTATATCTGTTAGCCATATCACTCTCCGTAGTTAGAAGTCGTGTCACAATATACCGTAGTGCCGAGATTGCCGGCGTATGCGTCGCTTATAACAAGACCCTCGAAAGTATCCTGCATATCCGTCACATCCACAAGCATACCCTTTTTCAAGTCAGGAACGACCGCACCGAGTTCTTCTCCGTTGGAATCTACCGCACCAAGCTCGATTCTGAAATCACTCTTGAATACATAGTCCTTGCCACGGAATGTACGCAAGGAAGTGTTTGATTCTTTCCTGCAAATGCCCTCCCATATAATGACACGATCGCCTCCTCCGAAGGAATCAGCCCCGTCGTTCTGGTAAATCACGCATCTATGCGGGAATCTGCGAAAATCATCATACCAATTCATATCCTAAAAGTTGATAATCGTTATCTTGCTCTTTACAAGCGGCTCCTCATCCCATTTGCCGAATATCGCACGGTACTTACGCAACCATTCAGCGATGTTCGCGTTCGATACCTGCCATCCGCCTTCCGACTTAGACCAGTTTCCGTCAGCGACCTTCCTTGTAGAGCCGCCTACGGGAAGATTGGAAAGCCAGTAGTACATCGTAGCCTCCGCAAGGTCTGATTCCCTCTCGTCAAGTATGTACATACTCGCGTCGGGTTCAATCCTTCTTTTGGCGCAAACCCATTGGATAGCATCCTCCGTTACAAGCGGAGAAATGCCACCCAAAAAGTCCTTTACCTTGAAATCGTTAGCCATGACGATATGGTTTACGCGTTATTATCATACTGTAACCGTGCTGATAAACATCTGTTTAACAACACTCGGAACGCAAAGTTGTCCCATTTCACCGTTCACGTTGATAGAGTGTGTGCGAGGAATGCCCTCTTGCTCAATCAACAGACGATTACCCATAGCATAAGCCACATCCTCGGAATTGTAGCCCATAGAAAGCGGCTGCACACCCTGAATACCACCAAGTTTTCCGGTCGGGATAAACGCAATGTTCTCCTTCTTGAAGTTCTCAATCTGTGTGGTTACAAGGTCAGGCTCGTTAGAACCTGTCGTGTCAGGAGCAGAAACGTATGCCCATGTGTCACGTGCAACGATTTCATCTACACGGATAATCTTGCGGATAGCGTCAATCTTTGCATCGTCAAGCATATTCTGTGCGTAGCTGATAGCGGTAGCACCTGTACTGTCGGAAGCGGAGATAGGATAAACCATCAATCCGATCTTCTTCAAGACGGCGCTGTGTGTCAGCAAGTCGTCAAGCAAGTCCTGTGAGAGTTCAAGACGCAACGGGCCTCCGTAGTGTCCTGCACGGCGGATATACTTAACTCTGTTCTGCATATATGCCAACGGGTCTGAAGCAGAGCCTTCGTTTGCGGTAGAGTGAGTAGCGTTAGTCCACCAACGTGCCGTGCCTGTAAGAGCGTCGATGTTTGCGGCAGGAACGCCGAAACCGATTGTGATACCCTTCAAACCACGTGGGTTGTTGGTAGCGTTGATAACGAACGAGCCTGTCGATACGATTTGGTGGCGTTGGTGGTTCAATGCGTTCCAGAAAGCCTGGATCAGACCATCTGTACCCTCATCCAACAACTTGAACATAATGTCTGCCATATCATCGTTCATGGCTGCACGGCCAAGACGCTGAACGAGCTGCATCTGCTCACGGACGATTACGCGGTTCACCGAATAGAACAACTTCTGTGTCGGGATGTTGCCAGTAACGCCTGTTGCCTGGCCGAGAGGCATTTCAAAGCCCTCTGATTCAGGGTCAACGTATGTAGGAAGCACGGTTGCACCTGTCTGGCTCAAAAGTTGTGAGAATGTATATCCGACTGAAATAGGGTCGAACTCGAATCCGTCAATGCTGTTGGCGTTGAACTTCTCCTCATAGTGGTCTACGAAAGTCTGCCATGATTCGCCGCCAAGACCCAACTGCATAATATCTCTTAATGTAACTGGTATGGTTTTCATATTCCTTTCATGTTAAATGGTTAAACACTTGGTTAGTCAATCACGCGGATTGCCATACCGTTCTTCTGGGTCATACCCTTTACTGCTGCGGAAATAGTAGCAGCGTCCGTTACGGTGCCGCCGAGCATATATCCGTAAATCTCACCTTTTACAACGATGTTGCAAGTGCCGTAGTTGTAGGTTGCAGAGCCGCCTGTGCCGTGTTGAACGACAGGAACATCCTCCTGTGTAAAGCCGATAATGTTCAAAGAATCAATTCCGGCTGGAGACTGACCTGTTACGGCTGTCTTGATCTGCGCCCATGTAAGCACCTTAACGTCACGTGCATCAGCACCGCTCGTTGTGTCCTTTACGACTGCCATACCTGCACGTACAAGGCCGTCGCTTGCAAAATCAGACAGGTTGGTAACATGATAGCCACCTGGTAACTGTTCATCGATTCTACGCCATACCTTACGTGCATGGCCAAAGTTTACGCTCTGTGAATCGAAAGAATTACCGATTGAAAAATCTTGTCTTAATGCCATTTTGGTTTGTGTTTGAAATAGTTAATAATGTTGTTGCAGGCTACTTCTTCCAACCTTCCTTCTGTCTCTTGGCTTCAAACTTTTTGTCAAGCCATGACTTCTGTCCGTCACCTCCGGAGAACATCTGTCTTGGTTGGCCTCCGTTGATACCCCTGCAAGCGGTATATTCCGCATCGTATTTTCCCAAAAACTCCTTTGTCAAGTCCTCGACGGATTTGTTCACGTCAAACTCGGCGTTTTCAAGAGTTTTTCTAAGGACATACTCATCGTTTGCCTTGTGATTCCTCATTGATTCCTTGATTTTCTCGACCAACTCGGTTTTCTTAGCCTTTGCATCATTGCCATCGAGACGGTTAAGGAGTTCGTTGTACTTGTTTTCAAGTTCGGAATACTTCTCATCCTTTTCCTCCTTCTTTGTCCCGATACCTTCGATTGCCTTTTTCAGTTCGGCAAGCTGCTCTTGTGTATATCCCTTGATACTTTCGGCATCCAGCTTGAAGTTTTTCTTCCACTCGTTTGCCTTGTTTGCCATAAGGAAGTTGATATTCCCCTGAAAGTCTTTAGCAAGATTGACGATGCCATCGAAATACGCATCATCCGGTTCTGCTCCATCCGCAAGCGGAGCGACTGAATTACGGAACTCAACTGCCTTTTGGATTGTCTGTGCGGAAACATCGGTTTTTCCTAATTTCTCCTGCACGGTAGAAACGATTTTTTCAATTTCCATGTTTTACTTTGTGTTTGTGTTATAAATAAAAAAGAGCCGCAATGTTTTTTACATTACAGCTCTTTCAGGCTTATACAACTTGTCTATTTCGACATATCCACGGTGATGAAATTCTTACACCTCCTGCATTTTATCCTAACCACCGCCATACCACCGAGAAACCTTATATCCATGAGCTTCTGTCCGCACTTGGGACACTCTATGAGTTTTACAGGCTGCCCGCCATTCGTATCGACTTTGGTTATGACATTTATCATCGTTGGCAAATATATCAAGTAGTTTTAATATTACAAAACAAAAATACAAATATTTTTAGCAAAAATATAGAAAATAAAAGTATTTTATTTATTTTTGCGAATAAATAGAGCATTTATCTCATGCCATGCCCGTATTGGTGTGGCTTTTTTATTGTTGGAATGGTCGATATAGATGAAAATGTTATCCTGAAAAACAAGGAATCGTTTCTTGAAGGCATAGAAAAACTCAAACTCCGCATCGTTGACGAAATGGAGGTTCAGGAGATACGCGAATCGTTGGAGAAGAAGCCCAACGACAGGATAATTGCCGCCCAAGCCGGAGGGCAGAATAATATGCTGATGTCTCCGGCCGACATAACGATTGGCGGTGGAAGCCGTGGCGGTGGTAAGACACACGCACTGCTCATGAACGCATTATACGACATTACGGACAGTAACTTCAAGGCTATCATCCTTAGAAAG